AAGGCAATTTCGTTTTCCAGTCTTACCCTAAGATGGGTGGGCAAATCCAGTAGTTGCTTGGCAGCAAAGATTGCCCCGCGCCGGAAGTTAATCTGGTCTAATGTCATATCGGAAGTTTCGGCAATGGACATTGCCAATTTGACGACCTCTTCGTCCATAACGACTCTGATGTATTGCCAGCCACGGTTTTTCTCAAGCTGGTCTAGCGCCCCAAGCGCTGCTTTGGGCGTCAACTTCTAGGCTGCTTTTTACCGCGGCGAACAATTGCTTTCCCAGCCCTCACTGGCTTAAATCCGGGTTTGCTGGGTTTGCCCAGAGGAATGTGGACGGTCATCTCCGTAAGACTAACTTTCTTCATTTGCCAACTCCAAATTTCGCATAAAGACCTACTGCCAATATTACCAGTAGTGCAGTTGTAATCATACGGACAACTTGTTGCCCCATCGTCCGCTTTGCGCTTTTCCACGCTTCTAGCAAATTACGAAGTTCCCGCACGTCTTGGCCAGCGCTTTCGTCTGACAGCCCTAGTTCCTTTAAGGCAGTCCTAGCGCCCGATTCACTGGCCTCTTCAAGCAATTTCCGAAGATTGTTGTCAGTTAGGTGAATTACTTTGTTGTCCATGGAAGGAGTTTAGTCAGGACGTTTATCCTTGTCGTCCATTATAGTTCCAACACGGAATTGAATGGTTTGATCCCGAATACCTTCTCACAGGCATGGCAATCCCAACATTTGTTCTTACAGGTCGAAAGTATTTTACTTAGACTGCGGCCCTTTTTTGTATTCCATATTGAAACAATGTTTTCTTCACTGTGCTGCTGGACATTGGCTAGGTTTGTCCAACCTTGCGGCGCCCATCTGTCCACTAAGTAGGGGGACAACTTTTTATCGTATATTTCCGTAAAGGAATCTGCGTATTCAAATGCGTCTGACAACAACCCGCTGTCCAAATCTATCTTGTTCCCCTTCATCTCCATGCCTGACCAGCACATTCTACCATTTGGATCGACAGCGTGATGCGCTTCTCCCAATCTACCACTGAATTTAAAAACATCTACAGTATCGAAAAAGTTATCCACAATCTCACTTGTCGCCATTGATATATTAATGCCCAATCTAGGCAGTTGCTCTGTGTGGGGCGTTCTCCAGTGAGAACAGGTTGTAGGGAAAGTTTGCCAGTAATTGGAGTTTGTCTTGAAAAGTGGGGCCTGCCATATGTCATGTTCTTGCTTAAAAGGGCAGTTTGGCATACATGACTCAGACGCAAGAAGCGATGTTTCTATATCTAGCTTCTTAGTTGCCGTGCTAATTTCAGTAAGTAAAGTACTGTCTCTGTTAAGAGAACGATCTAAAAGTATGGTTTTATATCCTAAGGCAGCATAGTCGTATACTTCCTGCGTTGATTTTACTAAATGGTTTACTGTATTTTTCCAATTCATCTCAGGGAATGCTTGCTGCAAAGCCCCTGTTCTCATTAGATGAGTTGAGCTAATAGTACAAATCCTCAAACCTCTGTCGTAATATGGTCTTAGAAAACTCAGCATTTGGTCTATGACATTAGGATCAGAGGCTAATTCCTTCCCCATATCCAAAGAATTTAGTGTCAGAGATATCTCTACACCAAATTCGTCTTGTATTTTAAAGAGGTTGTCTACTTGCTTGGGGGACGCAGTGACCCCCATAACTTCGCCATATCTTTTTTGCTGGCCTTCATATTCATAGATGAATTCTGAGCCAAAATATATGTCGCGTATTTCGTCTTTGTATGCCTGTTTTGAATTCTTGAATAAATTATAGAATAGATTGTCGTCTGTATAATTATCCCAATGAGGGATAGAGAACTTTTTATTACAGTCTAACACCCTTTTGCAGAAATGTTGTCTTAGACGAAATCAGGATCTAAAACCCTATCTTTATCAATAGGATCTGAACTATCCACATGAGGATATTTTGTTTTCACAGTAGAAATATGATCTACCCATACAGTAGTCCCATCTCGCATATCACGATAGATAGCATCCAATTGATCTCCAATTGGGCCGTAACCCATTATGCGGTTATCTACCATTAGTATCCGCTGGCCTGCCGGGGTAGCATCCCGTATAGCTTTGCTATTTACAAAGGTATTATCATCTGGATTATAGATCCAAGAACCCCGCTCAACAGCATCATCACTGCACTCGCGCCAAATTAAATTTGGGTGAACTTCAAATCTATCTCCCAGGTTCTCAACTACCTGAGTGACCATATTATTATTTTTTGTATCAACAAGAACGTGCTTCATTGCTATCTCCTATGCATACTCCCAGACAATTAGAAGCCCTTTCTGGGTAGCCGAACCTTGCGTATAGCCGTTATACACGCCCATGCCTCCCGCGCCGTGGGCTATGTATAAGTGCAAAGTCGCATCTGTAGTATCAGTCGACCCCGGCGAACACCCACCAAAAAAGCTAGAGCCGCCTGTCGCAGACATACTGGTGGTGGCGCAACCACCACCGCCTCCTATGATATTAATATCACCACCTGAGCCGTCTCCCCCAAAACCACCCCGACCACTTTGTACAGAACCGGCGGTATAGCCGCCAGTAGCAGAGAAGGTAGACCCAAAGGAGGTTGTATTCCCATTCGCCGCACCAATAGTTACCGATGCTGAAGTCATGTTGGTAACATTTATAATCTTTTCGGCGTAGCCGCCAGCGCCACCGCCCTTTTGGCCATTAGAACCATGTGCGCCAGAACCAACTAATTGAACTCGTATCATCGTAATATTGGCGGGCCTAGTCCATGTGCCGCTTGATTCAAATACTTGAACAGATTTCAATCCACCAGCAGCAGCCGCGTCTACCCATTCAAGAGTAGAGCCCCCAGCAGCAGTCGCCAAAGTTTGGCCGGCTGTGCCTGTCCCGACATCTGTACCATCAGTGCCATCAGTGCCATCAGTTCCCGATGCTGCCAGTATCTCCCAATCTGATCCGACGGCAAAGGCACCACCAGAGGTATGAGCGACAATACACATGTATGTGTTGCCAGCAGTCTGCACCATGTCGTCTACAACGTAAGCAGTAGTCGCGGCCCACGGTCCTTTCCAAACTGTTCTGACTCTGCCTAAATTGATAGTAGTCATCTCTTGTTCCTTTCCTTAGTAAGTAACTACTAAGTCGCCGTTGCTGTCGATTGAGTACGTCTGATTGGGCGATCCAATGATGACCATGTCATACGGGTCAAACCCGGAAGCAGCCGATCCCGCACGCAAGTCGTCTGTAATGTCGTATGCCAGATCGTTGCCTCTGTACCAAAGCAGATTGCCGCTAACGACCCTGAAGGCGTGGTGTACATCGTTAGTGACCTTGGCATTGCCTATATATCCCATTAAGTAATCTCCATCACGCTCAAAGCTACATCAAGCGCAGTGGTGACAGACGCGAGTGCTTTGACGACATCTCCTGTCTCAAGCACTACTTTCCCTTCAATAATTTCAAGCGTCCCACCAGTAGGAATAGATACACTTTTGACTAAGTAGACGTCGTCCGCGTTCTCGCCTGTGCTAGACGCGGTGACAATCTGTACGTCTACAGTGATTGCAGTCGCAGATTTATTTGTCATCATGGCGCCGATCATGACTGCGGTTGTTGACGCTGGCACGGTGTAGATTGCCTCAAGGGAAGTCCCTACATCAGCCCCGGTTTTTAGCTTGAAAGTATTCGCCATTGGCTAGGCCCCCTTCGGGAATCTGGTTTTAATGGCGTCTCTCGCGTCTAGCCAATCTTGTTTATTCTTTTCTCCAGCTTGCCAGCTAAAGAATAAAGCATCTGACTCGTTTACGTAGGCAGCTTGCCTTTGCGCTTTTACTTCCACTACCCTACTACCAGCAGACAATGCCTTTGATGCTTCTACTTCAGCTTCGTAAGCCACCTCTTCTTCTGGAGTAAAAGGTACCAGCACCCCATCAGTATTGTGATATCGTGTCATGCCTCACCTACGATTTTTTAAAGCCGTACATTCTAATGCTACCACCAGCAGCAAAATTTTGCCCGAACCAGTAGAACCGAACAGCGTCAACTACAGCCAGTTCACGCCTATAGTAAGAACCATCTCCTATATAGCGGGTAGTGGTACTGGACATACAATTTAAAGAAAACTCAAACGTAGTCCAAGTAGCTGCATCGTGCGCTCCCCAAATTCTGACATAGCCAGAGAACCCAGAGTTCGACCCATAGGGTGTAGTTACAAAGCCCCCAAACCACTCACAGTAACTTTCGTTGTTGTCCTGTTGGAACCCCATAGTGGAGACAGAGGGATGGTACGACTTCTGTTTCCCGTAGTTTGTACTTCCTTGGTCGTAGCTAGAGCCGCCGTCTGAACTGCTAATAAATCTAAATCTTTGCTCGCTACTCGGCCCTGATCCGTTTGGCTGGACATTCTGAAGAGAAAACAGGTAATGGTCATATAAGGATGCGTCGAACCCTGTAAAATGCATATTGGTAGTGTTTGTGTCTGCTAGTTCTACGGTTTGTATAAGAGTGGTTGACCCGCCAGCAGCAACCTGAAATGTCGGGGCAGTACTGGCTCCCGTTGATGTTAGGACTTGTCCAGTCGTCCCTCCGCCGCGAATGTCTGTAATAGGTACACCAGCAGCGCCAGCCACTTTAAACCCAGCAGCAATATTGGGGACCCCGGTCCCTGCGCCCTGGATTGTAAGGTCGGCATTATTTGATAGTGCCGAAATTACATCTGCTTTAATTGTGCTGGTCATCTAATCATCCTAACGCAATGGCCATTGCTGTAGCGTCGTCTATGGTGGCGATAGATCTGAAGACGAGATTCGCCGAGCCGTCTGTCACAAGCCCTTGTCCGTCTAAACCATCTCCATTAGGAAATAGTAGGTTGCTTATCCCTATTTTCACTCTCCCCGTCCCACGACCTTTGATTTCCAGATTGGTGTCATCTGAACTTGCTTCTATGGCGTTTGCTCTTAAAGTCGACATGTCTAAACCTCTGGCTCAGTAGGCCAATTAATATCTGTATCGTCTTCAGCATTTCCACTTAGGTTTAAGCAATCTGGGTAAGTTGCCGGCATGTCACGTAGCGCTTGGCGATAGACTGCCCACTCTGCTTGCTTTGCTTCGCTTAATATAGAGCCTACTCCTTGCGTCCAATCAGAACTTACTAACTTACGATTTCTTAGAATACGGACTTCGTCATTGCTATATACAACTGGTTCTGGTGCGCTAAAGTTTGATCCGTCCCAACCAGAGCCGTGGACAGCCTCGTTACTTGGGTCCTGTACCATTGTTGCAACTAATCCAGCAGTGAACATTTCATTGATGTCTTGATCTCCAGCATCAATAACTTCCATTACCTTGTTATCTTCTATCCTGGCGTAGCGCATTACTCGTACTCCTCCACTACACAGAGTCCATATCCGCCTCCGTATGGAGAACCGCCGATGTAGCCGCCTTCACCAGCGCCAGCAACTCTAAAAGTCGCCGCGGAATTATTTGCAGAAGAGTGTTGATGTTTGCCTTGGATGCCGCCGCCCCAGTATGTACAGCCTCCACTGCCGCCATGGTCGCCGCCATTTGGATCATTGGAGCCTGTTTCGCCAGACCCTCCGGCGAGATCGATGTCACCGTTGTTCCCCTTACCCCCAACTCCGGGGTATGATTGTTGAACATGACCATGAGGGCCGCCGCCTGTCCCGCCTGTTGCAGAACAATGACTGCCGAAACTAGAGCTTCCGCCAGCAGTAGCCTGTTGGCTGCTGACTAGGACGCCTCCGATGCCGATTGTAACGGTGACTGAAGCAATAGAAGTGACATCTATTTTTTTGATTGCGGTTCCGCCACCACCTCCACCACCGCCCCAGTAGTAGCCACCGCCGCCACCGCCTCCGGTGATATATACTATAACTTTCGTTATCCCAGCTGGCTTTGTCCATGTTGCACTTGAATAGAACCACTGACAACTTTGAAACCCACCGCCGCCAGCAGCAGCGGACTGCATCGTAGGAGCAGACGAAGCGCCCGTAGACGTAAGAACTTGGCCAGATGTTCCTGCCCCTCTAATAGACGTTAGCGGAACGCCAGTAGTCCCGCCGACTTTAAATCCAGTCTGAAGGTCGGTAACACCAACAACTCCGCCTACCTTAAAGCCAGTAGCAAGATTGGGAACGCCAGTACCCTTGCCACTGATGGTGAGATCAGTATTTACCCCGGATAATGGAGAGATTTCGTCGACTTCAATTTTAGACAATGTCTCTACTCCTTACGAACCGGGCTTTGTGGGCCAAGACGGGTTAGTTGGCTCAGACGTAGCTGATGGTAAATCTCTCATAGCTCTTCGCCAAACCGTCCACTCTTCTTTTTCTACATTTGAGAGTGGGCTGTCATTACCCTGCGTCCAGTCACTTTGGTGTAATTCTAGGTCCCTTGTCGTCCTCAAGACGATCCAGTCGTTTGCGACTTCCACTGGAGTTTTTTGTCGGACACGTTGCGCGACTAA